TGTGCAGGCTGGATTACAGACTGTTCTTGTACGTGCTCGATTGCGGGTGCCACTTCCACGGCTCACTTGCGGAGACTCGGTGGGAGCGGGAGGAGCGGGAATACCAACAAGCCGCAGAGGCGGCGGGAGGGGAGGAATGAACATACCGGACAACCTGCTCGATGTCGCTGTGGCAGAACTCGAGATGCACGGGCTGAACGTCAGGCAGATCGACTTGATCGAGAACAAGCTGGGGATCATCTGGCTGAGGGACCTGAAGCACGTGGACGAGCGGGAGCTGCTCGGCGTGAAAGAATTCGGGGACTGCTGCATGAGGCGGCTGAAAAGTTCAATCGAATCCATGTCGAGGGAAAGACAGGGATCGGAGTGATGCAACAAGCGGGAGAACTGCGATGAAGAAGATCGAGGTCGAGTTCAAGTTCGAGATCGGGCAGGTCGTCTACCACAAGACGGCTGCCCACGACATCGTTTCAAGGCCGAATGCCTTCATGGTGGTCGAGCGGATGATGATCGAGTGCCCGGGCGGCGTCCAGAAGAGCTACAAGCTGTCCGGCAAGGCAGAGGCAGTCAACGAGATCGCCCTGGCGGCCGAATTGCCGGAGTTCACGCCGGAAAGCGAGGAATACATCAGGGCCCTGGCGGCCGAGGAGGGCCGAAGGGAGTCCATCCGGCTCGACGAGTTCGGCAGGATCAACCTGGCCGAACGGGCGATGAGGGTGTTCGACGGCGAGTCCGGTTGCAGGGAAGTGGCCGACGCGGCCTGGAGCAAATTCCGCGAGAACGCGGATCATGTGGACGACCATGAGGCTTTCGTGGAGGCCGTGCAAGAGACCATGGAGAACTTGCTGAGGGGTGCTTCTGCTGGGAAGAAGAACAAGGACGGCGGCAGGAGGGGACGATGAGGCTGCACAGGGTCGCTCTTGGGAACGAGATGGACGGCCACCGTGGGTACAAGTGGGTTGGCATAGCGAAAGAAGCAGCGGATTGTGCCCGCCGTTTCCGGGAGCAAGATGAAGGGAACACGGCGTTCATCGAGCTTGCCGAAGTACCCACCGAGAAACGGCAATTGATCCGATTCCTGAATCAGCATGCAGGCCACCCGGACAACGGGCAGAGGGGAAGCGAAGCCCCGAATCTGCCGGGAAGAAGTTCAAAAAGTGTTGCCTGACCAACAGAGCCGCCGAGGCGGCAGGAGGGGACGATGCGCAAGCAATTCTGGGAGCATGAGCCTGACGTGGCGGCAAATCGGGAGGAAGAACGGGCAGACCGACTGCAAGCGAAGGTCGAAGCGTTACAGGCCGAGATCAAGCGGCTGCGGGACATCGTTGACAAGCTGCCGAAGACGGCGGACGGCGTGCCGGTTGTGCCGGGGATGACGGTCTGGGTAAACGACAACGGCATTGGGGTATACGCCGAACGACACGTAGAGGAAGTGGCAAACACTGGGTTCTACAAATACGTAGAGAGACGGGCGGGCTGGAGCTGTGAGTGGTGTGCCGGAAAGAACTCATATTCCACCCGCGAAGCTGCCGAGGCAGGAGGGAAGAAAGAACAGCAGAAGGAACATCTTCAGCAAGATCGGGGGGACCGGGGTTGACAGCCCCTGCAGTACTGATGTTAAATTGAACGATCATGACCAGCCCGCTCGACACGACTGCATACGGCATCGAGGCCTTCGAGAAGCGGAATCTCCGCACGAAGAACATGACGGAGGCCCGGTTCAACCGCATCATGAAGATGTACGATGACGTCTGCAACGGGCTGACCAACCAGGTGGAATTCGCCCGCCGCTACGGGATTACCCCTGCCCAGGTGACGATCGACATGAAGTACGTGTGGGCATTGTTCAACCACGAGTTGAACGCCGATCTCGACCGGAGCAGGGGAGTCGCAATTGCCAGGCTCGAGCGCGTGATTCTCGATTCGTCCACGGCGTGGGAAAGAAGCAAGAAGAACAAGGAAACTGTGAAGGTCGAGTACAGGCCGGTGTCGTGCCGGGCGTGCAAGGGAACCGGAATGGCCGGCGGTTCTCCGGAGTCGGAAGAATGGTGCGAGGAATGCGAAGGAGAAGGCGAGATCGAGACCGAGGTCGTGACCAGATCGACTTCCGGGCAGGCCGGGGACGCGGCGTTCCTCAGGGAGAGAACTCTGGCCATTCAGCTGCTCGCGAAGATTCAGGGAGTGATTTCCGGCACCAGGGAATACCACTACCACGACAACCGGCAGCAGACGCAGATCAACTTCGACAACATTTCTCCCGAGACGGTGCTCGAGGGAAAGGTGCTGATGGCCAAGATGGAAGAAGAGGCCAGGGAGGGAAGCAGGAACGGGCGGACGGCCCTGCCCGGGGGCGGCGCTGCGGGGAAGCAGCAGGACACGGATGCCCGGGACGGATCCTCAGCCGCTTGAGAGGGTTGACGTGGGCAGCGACAAGTTCGACCCGGATCTGATCAACCGGGCATACATGGAAAAGTCTGCGAACGACTTCTTCCTCTTCACCAGGGGGCTGACGATCCCGTCGGCTACCGGCCCCCGCCTCTACGAGCTGTGCATGGCGGACTTCCAGAAGGAATCGTTCGCCAGCCTCGGCCCCTCCCTGCACGCCGTTCGGGACGGCAGTCCCCCGCCGGTCCGCCGGTTCTGGATCGAGCGTACGAAGAAGGCCGGCAAGGACAGCGATCTTGCGATCTGCCTGGTCTGGCTGATTGCCTTCGCACGCAGGCCCGTCAAGTGCCAGGTGGTGGCGGCGAACAGCCGGCAGGCCCGGATCATCGAGGACCGGGCAGTCGAGCTGGTTCACTACAACCAGTGGCTGGGCGACAAGGTGGAAATCATCCAGTCGTGCATCCGCAGCCGGAAGATGCCGAAGGAAGCATGGGTGCGGATCGAGGCCACCGGCACTTCCGGCGAGGCCCAGGGGCAGACGCCCGATGTCCTGGTGCTCAACGAGCTGGTTCACGTCGACAAGTGGTCGGTGATGCAAACGCACTGGAACAATGCTTCCGGGGTGCCGCAGGGGATCATCATCGTGTCGACCAACGCCGGCATCCGGAACAGCAAGGCATGGGTGTGGCGGAAGAACGCCATCGAGAACCAGCAGCGGTGGAAGGTCCACATCTGGAGCAAGCTCGCTCCCTGGATCAGCGAGGAAGACGTGGAGGAGGCGAAGAAGAACGACCCGATCGGGGCAGAATTCGCCCGGTTGTGGAGGGGCCAGTGGATCAGCGGGGTGGGAGGAGCGGTGGACGAGGCGTCGATCGAGGACGCCTTCTGCTTGGGAGGCCCCACCCAGCAGCCCGCACCCGGCTGGCGGTACATCGCCGGCCTCGACCTCGGCATCAGCCACGACCATGCCGGGCTGGTCGTGATGGGAGTGAATGCACAGGACGGCCTGCTTCACACTGCCTGCATCCGCCGGTGGAAGCCCGACACTCCCCAGGGGAACAAGCTGGAGGTGGACCTGATGGCCGTGGAGGACGAATGCCGGCGGCTCGCGGAGCGGTTCGACATCGAGTGGTTCGGCTACGACCCGGCCGCCGGCGGCTCGATGATGGCCCAGCGTCTCCGGGCAAGCAGCATCCCGATGCAGGCCGTGGAATTCTCCAGGCCGGGCAACTTGACGGCGATGGCCACGGCGTTCGTGGTGGCGCTGAAGGACCGGGTTCTCAAGTGCTACGATCTGCCGGACGGCACGCTGCGGCGGGACTTCGGCAAGTTCCAGATCGAGCACCGGCCTCCCAGCAAGTACAAGCTCACGGCCATTTCCGACGAGTTCGGCCACGCCGACGCGGGCACGGCCCTGGCGATCACGCTTCCCCGGGCGATGGAGATGCTGGAGCACCACGCCGGCCGGTGGCGGGAAGACGACGTGATAGGAGACATGGACATGCCGGAAGATCTGACGGACGAGGAAATCGAGAACATGGACCCGGTGCTGCGGGAAATCTACGAGATGGACGAGGGCGGGGTGGACGAGTACATCCGCCGGCCCGGCGCGTGGAGGAGAAAGAAGAAGCGGAGAAGGATCGTGCGGGGATCGGCCACGGAGGACGAGGAATCCCTGATCCGAGGAGAGGAGGAGAAGGAAGATGAACGGTTACTACATTCGCTGGGCATACAGGAGGGACGTCGACGAAATCGCCGACATCGAACGCAGGTCGTTCGGGAGCCCCTGGAGGAAGAATGAATTCTTGGCAGCACTCCGGAAGAGGAACACGATCGGAAAGTCCGTCGTCGAGGCGGACACCGGCAGGGTCGTGGGCCATGCAGTGTACAGCCTCTGGAGACGAGAACTGCGGCAGAAGGTGCTGCTCATCGAAACGATGGCCGTCCACCCGGAGGAACGGGGTCTCGGCCTGGGCCGGATGCTGGTGGACGATCTGGCCAGGGTGCTGGCGAGGCCCGGCGAGAACGCCGTGATGGTCGAAGTCGGAGAACAGAATCTTGAAGCACAGTTGTTCTTCCAGCACATGGGATTCCGGGCTGTAGCAGTGGAGCGTTCATTCTTCGCCGACGGCCAGGACGGCTACAGGATGGTGCTCCAGAACACGGAAATCGACCGAAGCTGGGTTGTACTTTCCAAAAACGAGAAATCAGTATGAGGGAACTGGCCCCCGTTTGATATGATGGAGAGCGAGAAATGGAGAAACCAAGAACGAGCATGGGCACGATCGACTTGCACGTTCTCGTGTTCACCCGGAAAACCCAGCGGGAAAGCTCGATACTGCCCAAGTGCTTCATCGAGGGGTTGCGGTCTGCCCTGAACGCGGGAATGACTGCCGAGCAGATAGCTGCGAGCTTGATGATCATGGCTGGGTTCCACAACATCCGGGAAATGGACACTCCAGAATTGATCGGGAGAACGAAAGAGGTGATGGGAGCAATTCAAAGGTACGATGCATATGAAGATGCATTGGATTGCCTCGAAGAGTAGCAAACCCCAGCAGGAGGACGAGCGATGAAGAGTTTTGCATTGGCATCGGCAGCAGTTGCGGCGATCTTGTGGTGCGGTGAAGCCCAGGCCCAATGCGGGTCTGCCGGGTGTGCCGTGGAAGTCAGCCCCGCACGTTCCGTGGCAGCTGCCGCTGTCCAACCCGTCCGCAGGGTAGTTCATGCCGTGAGGGAGCGGCAGCCCGTGAGGACGTTCCTTCGCGAGCGGCAGCCCGTGAGGCGGTTGCTGGCCAGACGGCCGGTGCGTCGGCTGTTGTGCAGGTGATCATGCTCAACGAACTCGCCCAGTGGTCCATCATCCTCGTTTTGCTGTTTGTGGTAGTTGCCTGGGTGGAGGCCCAGTGGCGATTGGCAAAGCTGCGGGCATTGAAGGCATGGCGTGGGCTTTCGGCCCTCTATTCCATCATTAGGAGGATTCTTCCATGGCAATGACTGACTACATTCTGATTGGTGTGGTCGCCGTGCTGGTCTTGACGATGCTCTGGCCGCAAGTGTCCAAGGCGTTCAGCAAGGTGGCGGAAAACAAGAGTGCCAAGACAAAGCCGGGCGCTGTCGATTCTCATGGCTTGTTGAACGAGATCATCGATCTTCAGGAACAGGCAGCCGCCAGCGGGCAGGGCGAGACGGCGGAGAATCTGGCCGGTGCTGCCGAGTCCGCTTTGCAGGCCATCGTCCATCCGGTGCCCAAGGAGAAGGTCCAATGATCCGGCTCATGCTGTACGTCGCCGAGACCTATCTGGCCGTCACGGTGCTGGCGTTCCTGATCACGCTGGCAACCTACACCGTGGCAGCGGCCCGTCAAAATCAGCATTGGTGGCCATACAAAGGGGCCGCCGGGTTCTTACGGGTCGTCCGTAACACGTTGGTGCTGACGGCTGGCTGGCCGGTGATGCTTGGCAAGGGAATCGCCACACAGGTCCAGGCTTGGATTGACGCAAACAGGGGAGGGGTGTCATGAGTAACCGACGGGCCATCCAGTTTGCGTTGGTCGTGTTCTGCTTGGCGATGCTGGTCGTCCGGAACATGGGCCAGTTTGCCGGCGGTGGTGTTGCTCCGGGTGCGAGGACGGCGATCGTCGTGGAGGAATCCGGGGATCGGCCGACATGGTTGGCCACGATCATCCTGTCGGAAGACGTGAGGCAATACTGCGAAGCGAAGGGGCACACGTTCCGGGCCATCGACCACGATGAGACGAGCGAGCAAACCAAGCCCTATGCAGATGCGGCCGAAGGCGATGTGCCGGCCCTGGTGGTGGGAAAAGCCAACTACGGAGAAGTGATCAAAGTCACTCCGATGCCGAAGAACGTGGCCGACACGATCCAGGCAATCAAAAGTGCAGGGGGGTAGGCATGAGAATCGACAACGGCATCTATCACGTCGTTCCGCCAGGGAAGAAAACCGGATGCTTGCCCAGGGTCAGCCGCCCTGGTGAGTGGTTCCCGTTGGCAGAGGAACGCATCGAGCTTGTTCCTCAAAATCAGTGGGAGTCCCTTTCCCGAAAGAACAAGGTGACGCCGTTCGTTCCGATGATTCTCGACCAGGACGGCGTGGGAAGCTGTGCAACGGAAGCCACGGCTCAGGCACTCAGGACATGTGCCCGTGTTTCCGGTCTACCCCACGTCCCGCTGAATCCGTGGTTCATCTACTACACCACCTCTGGCGGGCGGGACGCTGGCTCCTCGATCGACCAGAACCTGCGTTTCGTTCAGGAGCATGGGTGTGCTCCGATGGAAGTTTGGCCCCGGTCGAAGGGCTGGCAGAGGAAGCCGTCTCGTGAGGCCTATGAAGCGGCGATGAACTTCCGGGCAGTCGAGGTGTTTGACATCCAGACGATCGAGGAGTTCGTCTCGGCCGTCCTTCGTGGGTTCATCGTGGTTTATGGTGCCAGGGGCCACGCGGTCTGTGGGACGGAGTACAGGCCGGAAGGCCCATTTGGCCCGAACTCGTGGGGGACCACCTGGGGACAGAACGGGATGGGAATCTGGGTGTCTTGGGGCCAGATCAATTGGAGATATGGTGCATGGGCACTGCGGGTTGTCTCCGAAAGGAGTTTGCAATGAACGATCGAATCGGTGGAGTCGAGTTGTTTGCGCTGTTGGTCATTGCCGGGCTGGCCGGCTATTGGGCAGCATCGTGGGACATCCAGCCCGTGGACCAGCCCGCTGTCGCTTCGGACGTTCCTGCCGCTGATTCGGATGCTATGGGAGACGATCGGGTGGAGGTTGGCAATCCGGAGGGCATCGTCGATCTGTACCGCAAGGCGTGCAATCTGGCGGAGTTCGGCGTGAAGCTGGCGAAGGGCATCAAGGCGGCGGCGAACATCATCAGCGACGAGGACATCGAAGAGGCAGAGGAGATCGTCGAGCAGCACAAGCGCCGGCGGGTCTGCGAACCTGCCATGAGCATCCCCACGCCCCTGTTCGACAAGCACCGCAAGTTGTGCGATGAATGTGCCGCCGGCAGTCCCGGTGTTCCGCTGTGCCCGGAGGGCTTTCGGTTGCTGCAACAGGACCTGAAGAACTATCAGAACCAGGACGGGGAGCACCTGCCCGATCCGCCCTTCGTCGAGCCAGATCCGCCGGCTGTCCCGGATGATCAAGCGGCTTGCCCCGACGGCCAGTGTCCGCTCGTGCCGGCTGCCAAACCAAAGCGGCAAGCGTCCCCGGCCAATTACAGCAGCGGCACGTGCCGGCCAAGGGTGCGTCGGTTCCGTCTGTTCCGGAGGTGGCGATGATGTCCCGCAAGCACATCCACATCGCGGCGTTGGTCGGATTGCTGATCGGGGGAGGTCTCGGGCTGGCTGCGGTGTGGACGGGTGATTGGATCAGGTCGGCGGTGGCCTGGAAGCTGCTGCTGTCGGCCGGGGTGGTTGGGTTCACGTCGGCAGTCACGGCCTTCGTTACGAGGGGAGGCAAATGATGGCCACAAACCTGAGGATGTTCCAGAACAGTTTGCTGGCCCACAACGCAAGGCTGCGGTGGTTCCCTTGCAGGGAGGAAACGAAGAGGAAGGTGATCGCAGCTTGTGTGTTGACCGACCCGGCCCTGTGGACGGCCCGGAGCGAGAAGGATGCCCGGGAGGCTCTGAAGCGGCAGGTCATGACACGCTGCCGGGTTCACAAAGTTGGCAACCCGTTGATCTTGATCGCCCTGATCAGCTTGGCCATTCAGATCATCTGGATATGGTGGCAGTGGAAGAACAGCGAAGGATCGGACGTCCGGGTTGCGGCGGAAGTCTTCTGGACGGACATGGCCTGTGAAGCTATGAACGAGTTGGAATCATGAACGAAATGTACGGACGGCTCATGGACATCCTGGGGCACATGATCGATGCGTTGGTTGTTGGTTCCTTGATCCTGTGGCCGTTGGGCATTTGGAAGCTGTGCGAGTTGTTGGAGTTGGCCTATTGGTGGTTGATTCAGCCGAAAGGGCTGTAGCATGGCAAACTGCTTCAAGCTCTTGATCGTGCTGATCATCCTATTGGCCATTGCTGCCGATTGGATGATTGAGGATGTTGCAGTACACACAAGTAATCAATGTAACGGCATCTGGTTTGACTTGAAGGGAAACTACCAATTCGCAGTGTATTCGTTTCCGGCGAGTGGAGTTGAGGCTGCTGTTGTTTTGTATCACCCGAAACTGGAACTTCCGACAGCCGTGGCCTTTGACGGAACACGGGTGTTTTTCCAAGAGGCTGAGTAGCTGGCATGATGAAGCCAAGACAAGACCCATGCAGCCGGGAGAATCCTCCAGAGTTCTGGACGGGCTATGGCGCGTACCGGGAAGGCCGGTGGATCGATGAATACAGCGAGTCGTCGCCCGAGCCAACAGAAAACATCGAACAGTATTGGGCGGGATGGTGCTTTGGATTGGTCGAAAAGAAACGGCCGAAGCCGTGGTGGGCAAGCAAGACGATGTGGCTGGCTGCCGTTGCCATCGTGCTGGCTCTGCTCGCGTTTTTCCAGCAGCAGTGGGTGTCGCAGAATCCGCAAGCGGTCGCCGGCATCGGGATGGCCCTGGCTGCCGGCCACGCCGTGTTGAGAGCCATGACATCCAATCCGTTGCAGTTCGGCGGGTATGGTGGCTACGGGGGATACGGCGGATACGGTGGTGGGGCTTATGGCGAACATAACACTTATGGAGGTGGGTGAGATGAGATCATTGTTCATCGGCTTGGGAGTCGTGGCATCGCTGTTCATCATGGCTTTGGCGTTCTTCACGGGATACATCTTCGGCGAAATTCATGGTTGGGACAAGTGCTTCGAGGATCTGTCCGGCAACTACGAGGCGTTTGCTGGAGAACTTGTGGTGGACGAAAGGGCGCGGGAGATGATCGGAGAACTCGACGAACGGGTGACATCACTCGAATCGCAGATCGGGAGCAGCCCATGATGGTAGTAGACCAGATAAAGAACTCAAGCGCGTGGGCAAAAGTCGTGGTGGCTGTTGCTACCTGGATGACGACATTGGCCATTGCCGTCACGTCTACGGCGTACTGGTTCGGAACTGACAGGTCGGTCGCCCACGAACGCATCCGGCAAAACCACCAGACTATCTGTACTCATTCTTCAACTTTGATCGACCACAACAAGCGGATTCGGATGCTCGAGGAGGACCGGGCACGGCTCAGCACCGAGTTGGACAACTTGGTCAAGGGATTCGAGCGGGACATGGCTCGGGTGCATTCGCAGCTTGACGTGATGATCACAACGCTGAGGAAGAACAACGGCCAATGACGAATTGGAAGTTGAAATGACCGGCACGCTCACATCATTCCTGAACACGCTGCTGACGTGCTACGGTGCGATGGCAGCGATCCGGGTGTGGTGTGAACGAGAACAACGCCCGTTGCCGCCGGGGCCGACGGAGCGGCGAGAGCAGCGGCAGGCTGATTTAAGAATGATGGCATAAACGCCATGAAGATAGGAGTTCCAAATGGGAACTGTCAACGGTAATTTCCTGACTGAGCTTGTCGAAGACACCACGCCACAACTCGGCGGCAATCTTGACGTAAACGGTAAGAATGTCGGCGGTGTCACTCCTACGGAGTTGGGCTATGTGTCCGGCGTGACCTCCGCGATCCAGAGCCAGATCAACACGCTGGACAGTGCGTCGCATACGCAGAACACCGATACCATGCTGGACGAAGGCGGTGGCAATGCGGTCACTGCTGCTGAAGCTCTAGCTGCCTATACGCACTCCACGGTAGCCACTGGCAACCCGCACAGCGTTTCCAAGTCCGATGTTGGACTAGGCAACGTCGTCAACGCCGAGCAAGTCCAAAAGGCTGCACCGCAACTTGGCGGCGACTTGGATGTTCAGACACACAAAATCTACACCACCACTGTCAACGGCAACATGGTGGTCTCGCCAAACGGCACCGGGGCGTTTGTAGCTGACGATGATGCTACTGCGGACGCCCGTGGCGACTATGCTGTTGACATGCAGCTTAGTCGGGCCAATGCTGATGAAGTTGCCAGTGGAAATTATTCTGTTGTTGGCGGCGGCAATAGCAACACAGCCAGCGACTATAATAGCACCGTTGGCGGCGGCGGTGGCAACGAAGCCAGCAGCTATAATAGCACCGTTGGCGGCGGCGGTGGCAACACAGCCAGTGGCGAGTACAGCACCGTCGGCGGCGGCAGTAACAACGAAGCCAGCAACTATTACAGCACCGTAGGCGGCGGCTATACCAACACAGCCAGCGGCGCTTGGAGCACCGTAGGCGGCGGCGGTGGGTTTGGCAATGGCAACACAGCCAGTGGCAATTACAGCACCGTCGGCGGCGGCAGTAACAACGAAGCCAGCGGCTATTGCAGCACCGTCCCAGGTGGCCGAGATGCCTTAGCTGATAAGTACGGCCAACGAGCCTATGCAGCCGGAGAATTTGCGGCTCAGGGTGATTGCCAACAAAGCGATTTGGTCGCACGCAACGCCACAACAGATGCCACCGCCAACGTGGAACTGTTCCTTGATGGCAACGACGACCAACTTACCATTCCCACGGATACGGCATGGGCATTTGACATTCTTATCACAGCCGCCGAGCAGGGCATGGCGAATGCCAAGAAGTTCCATCGTACCGGCTTGGTTGTCAATGATGGAGGCTCTACAACTATTGCTGCCGAAGACACTATTGGCACAGACCTGACAATCGGTTCACCCGGAGCGTGGGCGGTAGACATAGACGTAGATGATACAAACGATGCACTCAAAATCGAAGTGACGGGCGAGGCTGCAACAAACATCCGTTGGGGTGCCCATGTCCGTCTAATGGAGGTAAGTTACCCGGCATGATTTACATAAGTGGATTACCGAGGTCAGGCAGTACGCTCTTGTGCAACATCCTGGCCCAAAACCCAGAGTTTTGCGTCAGCAAGTCCACCAGCGGCCTGCATGACGTGCTGTTCAACATCCGCAATCAATGGGACAAGCTCATTGAGCATCAAGCGGGCGGTGTTGACTATGACCAACTGAAGCGGGTCCTGAACGCCACAATGAATGCCTACTACGACACTGACAGGATTGTCGTCGACAAGGGTCGTGGTTGGTTATCGCTGCTGGAAGTGACCGAGTTCATCACGGGCGAGAAACCCAAGGTAATTGTCCCCGTCCGCGACATCGCAGAGATTCTCGCGTCGTTCGAGAAGCTGTGGCGAAAGTCCACGGGCCAATCCCAATGGAACATCGAACAGAAGGACTATTTCCTCACCCAGACTGTGGCGGGTCGGTGCGAACTATGGACTCGGCGAGACCAGCCTGTTGGCTTGGCCTACAACCGTGTCGTGGACGCCCTCCAACGAGGCTATGGTGACTGCCTGTACTTCATGGAGATGGATGCACTGACTTACTCTCCCGACCAGACGATGCGGGAGATTTATCAGTTTCTCGGACTGCCCGAGTTCCAACACAACTTCAACAACGTCGAACAAGTGACCCAGGAAGACGACCTTGGTGTCCATCGGATTCCTGATTTGCACAACATTCGACCGTCTGTACAACCCGTTCCGAAATGCGCCTCTGCGATTCTTGGCCCGCAGTTGGTTCAACATTATTCGGGTCAAGAAGTATGGAGAAAGCAATGAGTCTACCGAGAATCCCAGGTGCTGAACCTGTTGTCGCCCCGGCCACCGAAGAAAAGACGTACCCCGATCGGTTCGTCGTGGCCTTGAACATTCATGCCCAGCCCAATCAGCCGATGCGGGCGATGATCCGGACGATCCCGTACAACTACGATACGGGCGACTTCGTGCGGCAGCCGAATCAGCGGATGATTCCGGACATCCGTACACTGGCTGAGGAACGGTTTGCTGCTGGCAAGCCTAAGCTGGCTCAAGCACTGACGCTCGTGCTCGAAGCGATTGCCGAACTGGAAGCCGAGTAACATGAAACAGCAGGCCGCGATCCAAGCGGCGGAAACCGTGGACCAACTCGCCGCGTGAGGTGAACGATGAGCGAATACATCCGGGCAACTTTGCCCACCGGAAACACCTACTACGCCAAACCCCTGCCGATCGACACCGATCCGACATGGGCCGATGACGTTGTGGCACTCACTGAGTCCGGCACGGTGACCAGCCTCTACGAGTCAGCAAGCATCGCTGACCCGGCGGATGTGTACGCGATCTTCCTGCAAGCTGGCGGTTCACCAGCCGACTCCGATACGGTGAAGGCTCTGGTGGAGATGAGTAGCCATGTCCGTAACGCGATCCTCGCCGACGCCGACGAGATGCAGCAAGACCTCGCCGACGGCGGGCGGCTGGACGTGATTCTCGACGCCATCCTCACCGACACCGGTGCCACAATCCCGGCCTTGATTGCCGCACTCAATAACCTTTCCCAAGCCGAAGCCAACGCCGCCTGCGACCAGGCAATCAGCGATGCCGGGCTGGCAACGGCGGCTGCATTGGCTATTGTCGATGCGATTGTCGATGCGATCAAGGCCAAGTCTGACCAGTTGAACTTTACTGGAAACGACGTGAAGGCGACATTGGACGGCGAAGAAGTCACGCCCACGACGGCCAGCAAGACCGGGTACAAGCTGGCCGCCGACGGCCTGGACAGCATCACGGCATCCGAGCCGTCGGCCAAGCCGGCGAACTTCCGCGAGTGGGTGATGTGGCTGGTTCAGCGGTTCCGGCGAAGCAAGATGGATCGGACCGCCGGCAAGATCACCGTGGAGCAAGAGGACGGAACGGCTGTGACCGAGCAGACGTTCAGCGACGATGGAACTACACAGCAGTTGGGAGAACCAAGCGATGCCTAGCATTGGAATCGTGGGCGAGGGATTCGTGGGGACTTCGGTGGCCCGCAAGATGCGGGAAGTGGCCGTGCTGTACACCTACGACGTGGCCAAGGGATGGTCTCTTTGGACCCGTGGATCGATGTCGGTTGATTCAATCGACGGTGCTGATCCTCACTGGGCCGAAAAGATGGTACGCCGGTCTGACGACATTGTGTTTGTCTGCCTCCCAACTCCGATGAAGCCGGACGGCAGTGTCGACATCAGCATCGTGTCGGAGGCGTTGGAGCAACTCAACCACGAAGCGGGAAGAGCCGGCAAGCCGATCAAGGTGCTTGTCAAGAGCACGATGCCGCCGGGCACTACCAGATATTCCAACGAGTTTCGCAAAAACATCAAGGTGGTGTTCAACCCGGAATTCTTGCGGGAAGCAACGGCGGCGGAAGACTACGCGAACCAGAAGAGCGTGATACTTGGAGGAGAGTTCGATCCGCAGATTCACGGCCTGTTCCGGTCGGCATTCCCGGCTGCTGAAATCCACTGGACGGATTCAACGACGGCCGAGATGGTCAAGTATCTGGGCAACTGCTTCCTGGCCGTGAAGGTCAGTTTCGCAAACGAGATGGCCCAAGTCTGCAAAGCGGTCGGCGTGGACTGGGGCCAGTTGGTCCACTTGGCCGTCCGCAACGATCCGAGGCTGGGCGAGAGCCACTGGGAGGTTCCCGGCCCGATGCCGGCGGACGACGGGTCTGGCCGGAAGCTGCGGGGCTTTGGCGGATCGTGCTTCCCGAAGGACCTCAACGGCATGATCGAGTACGCCATTCACTATGGTGTCGATCCCAAGGTGATGCAGGCGGCATGGATGAAGAACCTGGAGGTTCGGCCTGAGCGGGATTGGGAGTGCCTGGAAGGGAGGGCCGTGTGCGAATCATCGCAGAAGTGAATGGACGGATCGGCTACCGTGACACGCCTCATTGGTTGGGTGATTACTGGGATGTCGACGTGCGGGACATCCAGTATCCGAGGGGCAAGACGCTGACCGATTTGTCGCTGGCGGGTTCGATGACCGATTTGTCGCTGGCGGGTTCAATGACCGATCCGACTGCGAACGTGGGAGAAAACTGATGAGCCTGTTCTATGCCTACAAGTCGAGGGGCATCCAGAAGGACATCACGATCACGGATGCCGACGGCAACACGGTCACGCCGGGAGCCAACGACAAGGTGAGGGTGATCATCGGGCGAGTTGGCAAAACGGCCAAGCTCACCGTGTCCAGCGATGCCACAACTGCAAACGGTTCGAGCATCACGAAGGGAGCAGCCAACCGGCTCCGACTCGATGCCCAGGACTTGGCTGATGTCGACGCGGGAACGTACACGCTGTTCGTCGACTTCTACGACGGCGACGACGGCGGCGGGGAGTGGAAGAATGTTTCACGTCAAGTGTTTCAATTGGAGGATTCGTGATGGCTGACAGAGCACTGAACTTGGCCCGAGTGGCCATCGACCGGAACACGGCAGCAACCCACCTTGTTCTGGCAGGACAGGCCGGTTACGACATCGTTGTCGTGGGAGCCGTGCTTTCGGCAAACAACGACCAGCAGGCGACCCTGCAGGATGCGTCGGGCACAAACCTCTTGAGCATGCATCTGCGGGAGGAGTCGGGACCGGCCGTGCTGCCCGAGATGGACGGTGGATGGCTCCGCTGCACGACCGGCGAGAACTTGAACATCGTTTTGACCGCCGGGGTTGCCACGGTGGGCACGGTCGTTTACCGGCTGGTCCCCAGCCACTTTGAGTTCTAGGAGCACGCATGGGCAACATTGCCGACATCAGCGAAGTTCTGCTCGACTTGGGCTTGTCCTCGTCAGTGACCGATGAGGAACGGGCCGTGGCCGACATTGCCATCAAGCGGGCCGAGGGGGCAGTTGCTCGGTACATCGGCTACGACCCAGTTCGCCGAACACGAACTGAATACTATCCCAGGATGGACCTGTCCAACCAGGCGTCGGTCGCTGTCTGGGAAGTGGCGGACACGACTGCCTACCAGCGGCAGTTCGCCGATGCCGTGTCGATGGAGTTGCAAGTTCAGCACATCCCGGTCCGGTCGATCGCAAACGTCTGGATCGACTACGACGGCCGGTTCGGCACCCGTTCCGGCAGCTTCGACTCGTCCTCGTTGAAAACGGCTGGCGAAGATTACTGGCCCGACTACGGTGGACTTGACGACGACGGTAACGGCATCTGCATGGACGGGATAATAAGAAGCCAGGGTCTCTGGCCGACCACCCCGGGTTCGGTCAAGATCACGTACACGGCAGGCTATTCGGCCGCCGAGTTCCACGGGCAGAAGCAGTTGGTCGACGCGTCTCCCATCCTCGAATCGGTCATCGCCGAAGCATGCCGGCGGGTGAAGAAGGTGATGGCATGGAAGAAGCAGACGGGTGCTGGGTGGGCGTCCGGCCCGGTCACGAACGAGAGCCTCGGCGACTACAGCTACGGCACGGACGGTTCGGCCCTGTCCAGGCTGATGGGCGGGCAGTGGGACTTGATCGAGGAATCGAAGGAACGGCTGGCCGACTACATCAACATGGGGGCGAAGCTGGCAGAATGAAACTCACAAGCAAGCTGCTGAGGTCGATGGAGATGCTTGAACTGGCGGTCAAGCACCTCCAGGGCCGCCACAACCAGATGAGCCACGGCAGAGGAGGAGGAGGCGGCGTAGCTGCAAATTCCGGTGATTCTTCAGGTGAATTCAAGTCGATAGCTGCAGCCATGGATTGGTCCAAGGACAAGACGGATGATTACAGAAATACTGAGCAAGGCAGGGCAGCAGAGAAGGCATTTGGCCGATGGACGGATGATGAAGATGCATCAAAGTTGAGCAAGGTGGGTGCTCGTTTGGTGAAATCAGGAAAGATACCGAAATCTGCTGATGAAAAAGATGCTTCAACAGTGATCAATGTCATAGCGGATTCTCCAGTAAGAAAAGAAACAATCTACAGGGGAATTGGCAGATCGCGTGATGCCAAGATCATTTCAAGCCTAGATGAAGGCGGTGAATTTCAAATCGCCGGGCCGAAATCGTTTACGATGGATCAACGAGTAGCCAATGCTTATGCAACTACTACCAAAAAGAACGGGGTGATTTTGCAAGTTGAAGGTGGGTACAAGGGAGCACACAATACTTACGGCGATGGAATGGAATCAGAGATTGTTTCTGGCGGCAAGTTCAAGATCACAGGGAAGTCAAAAAAGATGGTTTGGGATGATGAAAACGAGGAAGAACGAGAAGTAACTGTTGTGAAGGTCAAGCAGACGGGCGTGTTTTTTGTGGGAGATTTCAAATGATACCCATCGTTGATTTTCAAGAGTCGGTGCCCGATTTGTCTGATGAACTGTCTGCAACTATGAAAGGCACAAATTTACTATGATCGACCCGAAGAAGGTGGCCGACATGGACCAAGCGGTGTCCGGGATGAAGGAGATATACCCGGCACTGTGGGGAGGCATGATGCAGGGATGCTTGGAGCACGGGTTGACGAGGGAAGAAGCATTGTTCTTGATCAACACGGTCACGGTCACGATACTCACGGGCAACATGGGCGAATGAAAATCCCGGGATTGCGAAAAGCCGTAGAACGTCTTGAAAAGAGGCTGGAAAAGCACCTCCAGGGCCGGCACAACCAGCTGTCGCACGGCAGGGGCGGCGGGGGATCGGCCAGAAGGTCGGGCAGAGGAAGAAGCAGCAAGCCGGGAAAAGAAGAACCCAAGAATTCGTACACGAGAATCAAGGACATTCCTGACGACTTCGAGAAGGCCCTGGAGGGCATCAAGACCGAGGAAGATGCATCATTGGTGGCCATGAAACACCGCTTGCCTGAAATCAAAGCCAGTCGGTACCGTGATGATGGAAAAAAGTTGGAGGCACTCCGCATGGGACTCAGAGGAGCCAAGCAGTGCAAAGATGCCATAGAGGGAGATCCGCTGTATGCCGATGCTGATCTGGTGCCAAACAAGGTCACCGTGATGAATGTAGATCAAGTCGGCGGTGGAGATTACAACCATTATGCTGGTGAGTATCACTGGAGGGGTGATACGGCAGAGATAGCAGCATCTGGCAGGGTGATGAGATTGAATTCGCACAGCGAATCCATGTCGCTCATTCCGGGCGAGCACAACGTTGACATTTCGGTGGAAGGGACAGTCAGGCACGAGATCGGGCATCACGTTCACTATGATTTGGACAATAGATATGGAAGGGCCTCGAAGCGGGCGGCCTGGAAGGAGTTTGAACAGTGGGCCGATGAGAAGATAGCGAGCAAGAACATGAATGACCCAGACTCGCCGGCCAGGTTGAGTCTGTATGCCATGGCAAACTCCCACGAGGCTTTCGCCGAGGCGTTCTGCATGTACACCCATCCGCGGTTCGACCGAACGAATCAGGGCAAGAACGGATCACCCAAGATGCCCCCCACAGCGCACCGGATCTTGCAGAACTTGATGAAGGGGGAGAGAAGAACATTCTCCCTGGCAGACTGAACTCGACAGACAAGAGAGAACGATCATGTTGGTGGTACCGAATTGCTGGAAACGCAAGTGCAAGCATTACATCGGCATCCGTCAAAAGGATGGCACGGAAGCTACGGAACGGCCGGTCTGCAATGCTTTCCCCGAAGAAATACCCGAGGAGATTGCCTACGGGGACAATCCGCACACGGAACCCCATCCGGGCGATCACGGGATCCAATACGAGGCCGGCTGACTGTTTGAACGGGAAGACGAATGAGCATACTCGACGCGTTGCCGCACACTTGCACTGCCCAGCGAAGAACCCGATCGCAAGACGAGTTGGGAGGGTCGAAGGACAGCTGGACGACTTTGTTCAGCGGCAGGGATTGCTGGCGGCAGCCGGCCGGCGACAGCGAGCGTGAATATGCCATGAAGCGCAGCATCTCGGTCAGCCACAAGGTTTTCTTCACGAGCAACCCGAGTGTGGACGAGCGGGACCGGTTGGTGTTCAGCGACGGAGAGTACGATGTGACGAGCCGCCCCGTTCCAGATGCCAGCGTGGGTCTCGGCGTGGTGTGGAAGGTGATGGTCGATTACCACAGCGGAGAAGCATGATGCGAGTAGATACAAAAGTCATCGACCGGTTGGAGGCGTCCGTGGAGAAGCTGCGCAAGCACCTCCAGGGCCGGCACAACCAGTTGACCCACGGACGGGGAGGCGGAAGAAGCAGGAGTTCCGGCCCTGGAGAAATTGCTCTTTCTCCAGATGAAAGAGCGGCGTTGGACGGGACCGGCAGTTCCGGGAGAAACGGAAAATATGTGAGGGAACGCCAGAAGGAATTGCTGTCGGAAGAAGTCCTGGAGCAGGGAAGAAAGGCCAGCAAGAGCAGCGAAATCAACGAATACCGCAACTACGGTGCGAATGCCGCGAACGGGTATCTGATATCCGGCAAGTTGACGAGAACTGACTTCAAGCCGGACGGCACCAAGTACACGAAGAAATCGGTGGAGAAGCTGATAGATCGGTTGGACGAGCAGCTGTCGGATGCTCCCCCGATTCCCGAAGGAATCGTGTTGTACAGCGGGTTGGGTGCCAGGGGAGGACGGGCTTTGTCGAAGGTAGATGTGGGGGATGAGTTTGAAGTTCCTGGATATCTTTCCACGAGCTTGGATCCGTCTGTTGCCCACGAATTTTCCCACGCGTACGAGTCGGGCGGAAAGGACCACTCGGCGGTCGTGAGAGTCAAAACTGACGGCAAGATGAGGGGACATTATCTGGGATTCGGCAGATTGAAAGGTGAAGAAGAAGTACTGCTTTCCAGAGGATCGAAATTTCGGGTTACGGATGTGCAGACGATGAGAAGCAAGGTGTGGTTGAAAGAGGGAAGATCGAAGTCAACTGCTGACAAGTTGAAGCCCGACGAGGATCCGTGGAACCACAAGTACAAGGTTGATTACAAGGTCATTACGGTGGAGCCGGTCTCGTGAACGAGTTTGATTTCTACCAGTCGATGGGAATGCCCAGCGGTCAGCCGGGACGGTTCTGCCTGACTGACGTGCGCTTGAACTTGAACGACAAGAAACACCTTCAGGGCCGGCACAACCAGATGAGCCACGGACGGGGTGGTGGTGGCAGTGGGGGAGGGTTTGTTGATAGAGAGATGGCTGAGAAGTGGTCCAGCGGTTCTGCTGTGCCGGGGCCAGTCTACCGGGGCACGGGACACCCGGAAGAGATGCCTTCTAAATCCGGAGGTGCTGCATACTCAGCTTTGGGAGAGGGTTATTACTTTCTGGAGGGGAGCGAAGGCAAGCGACAGGCGTCCGGCTACGGAGATCATGTAGTTGAGTACAGGGTGAACGTCAATAAGGTGAAGACGGTACGCGGTGATGCAGAGATGGATCAGGTACGGCACAAAGCGAAGGAGTGGGCGGATGGGATAGTCAATCCCCACCTGGCCGAGGTGGCGGCAGGGAAGTCTACGCCAGACCCAGAAAAGCTGGCCTTGATCTCATCACACACACAAACCTCCGCATACCTGAAGTCTCAAGGGTACGGTGCATTGCGTTATGAGCAGGTTGATCCTCTGAACGACCACCACAATCAACTCCTAGTGTTTGACGTAAATGATGTAGTAGGGGTTAAGGGCAGTCACATAGAATAACCCTGGCCAGCCCTCCGAGAATGCCCTTGGGATGATTCCATTCGGCAAAGATACGAGAGTGGGATTGAAGGGGAGTCTAATTACAAAACATGAGAGTCAAGACGCAAACGCTGCAGGACTTCCTCGAGAACATTGCTACGGCTTCCGGCGTGGTTGACAGCACCGTGTGGGTCGACACGGTCAAGAACCCGCTGGACGGCAACCGCAAGGAGGCGGTCAAGTGGTCCGTGGAGTTCGATGCCTACGCCGTGTGCCAGATCGGAGATGGGGAATTCTTGCTGGAGATGGAGGTGTCGTGCGGCATCGACTACCACGATGTTTCACAGGAGTACGAAGGATCCGAGAAGGCTTCGGAGTTGAAGAGCGAACTGGTCGGCCGGTGCAACGAGTGGGGCCTGGTGGTCAGGCCCGGCACGGTCGACATGTCCTAGTTGCGGGGAATGAAACCATGTTGAGAGAACTGGAGTCGATGGAAGAAGCGCTGCAGGATGTGATCGACAGCGCCAAGAACGCCGAGGAATCCGGGCGTTTCATCGCTGTGGTCGGGTGGATCGACGACGGGGACCGCCTCCAGATTCGGAGGACCACGTTCAAGTTTCCGGGGAACAGGCTGGCTGAATTCGCCAGCGACGTCAACAAGAACCTGGTCGAAGAAGCCGTCCGGTGCGAGGGGGTGGTTCCCATGCAGCAGCCCGAGCCGCTGCCCAGGCGATCACCGTTCCGCCCGCCGGCAGTGAAATCGGAACAAGGGGAAAAGGGGGAAGATCATGCTGCGGAGAATGATTGAGTGGTGGAAGCAGCGGCGTCTGGTCCGCAGGATCACCCATGCCAGACGGCTCGCTGCTTCGTGGGAACGCAGGGCGAAGAGATTGCTCAAGCAACTCGAGAGGACCGAGAGCCGGATGGTCGTTGCCCGCCAGAAGATGGAGGGCTGGTGGGAGAAGGCGGAGGTCCAGCTTGCTGAGGCCAACAGGATGATCGAGCAACACGAGCAGGCCCTCGAGTCCCTGCGGAACGAGAACGAGATACTGACCGAAACGGTCGTGCCGCAACTGACGGCTGCCAACCGGATGCACCTGGAGCGGTGGAACGCAGAAGTCGCCGTCCAGGTGCGGCGGCAGGTGGCCCTTGCACCGGAAGGTGACCGATGAACGCTCTCGAGAAATCCTTGTCCAACTGCCGTGCCCTGGTGAGGACGGCCAACGAGAATGCCCTGCAGTTGAAGGCGTCCGGGAGCCTGTCAGCAGGAATGGTCGATTCCGGCGGCATGGCTTCGTTTTCTGCTTGGCAGAATCAAGCGAGGTACCGCGAACGCTACAGCCTCTTCAGGGGAGTGCTCTATGCTGCGATCAACGCGATTGCGATGGCCGGGGCTCAACAGCCGGTATGCGTGGCAACGAAGAAGGACGAGGGCAAGAAGAAGGGAAAGGAAAAGCCCAAGGAGCAAAAGTCGTTCAACAAGGATTTGCTTCCCAGGTGGCTCAAGGAGGTGGACGAACTGGAGGTGGAGAAAGACCACCCGTTGATGGAGACGCTGGAGGAGCCCAATCCCATCCAGAACCGCTTCCAGTTCGTCTACTCGTTCATCGCCAGCTTGAATCTCACCGGGTGGGCCTACATCGTCGGGCAGCAGACGGAGGACGAGGGGTTCGAGCTGTACTCGGTGCCGACCACCTGGATCACGCCCGACCACAGCGACGGCCCGTTTTCCAAGTTCAAGATGAGGAACCCCAACTCGCCCGAAACGGAGGCAGTCGAGTTGACGCGGGAGCAAGTGGCGTTCGCCCACCTGCCGAACCCGGCCGATCCGATGGCAGCCCTCGCGCCGGCTGCCAGCCAGATGCCGGCGATCCGGGTCGACGACCACATCTGGTCGAGCCGGGAGAAGTTCTTCGAGAACGGAATCTTTCCCGGTGCCCTGGTCACCGTCGGGCAGGACCCGTTCAGCGAGGGAAAGGTTCGGCCGAGGTTGACCGGCCCGCAGCGCCGGCAGGTTTACGCTGCGATCAAAAAGCTGATGGGAGGAGTGGCCAACTACGGCAACCCGGCGATCGTCGACGGGATGATCGAGAAGGTCGAACGGCTGTCGATGAGCAGCCAGGAGATGGGATGGGACCGTTCGGAGAAGTCGACGAAGACGGCCATCCTCTCGGCGTTCTGCGTTCATCCGTACATCCTGGGCGAGGCCGTGTCGGTCGGCGGCTATGCCCAGGTGGCCAACATCGAGAAGCGGTTCTTCGAGCGGGTCAACGCGTTCCTCGACATGCTGGGGAACTTGCTCTCGAACTTCGTCAACCAACTCGGCGGGACCGAAGACGTGGTGGTCTGGTGGGATCGGTTGGTTCCGGTCGACCCGCAGATGGAGTGGAGCAACTGGAAGTTCGGCGTGCAGGAGGGCTTCATCAGCCAGAGCGAGTTCCGCACGAAGCTCGGCCTGCCGCCGGACGAGGACGGCAACCAGAACTTCGTCGGCAGGCAGGCTGCACAGGTGATCCAGCTCCTGATCGGCAAGGCCGACGGCAAGATGACCAAGGAGCAGGCAGAGGCGTTTCTCCGCGGGTGTGGCGTCCCCACCCCGTTGGCGAAGGATATTGCGGGTCCCGAGGTCGAGCCGCCCCAGGAGGCGCCACAGGGGCCCCAGGAGGGAGGTTTCGGCCGAGACGGGCAGGCCCCGCCAGATGCGCAGGGAAACAAGCCCCCCAAGGAGGGAAACAAGCCGGGTGAAGGCATCGAGGGCAAGCCCCCGCCGAAGCCGACGCTGGAGGAAGCAGCCAAGATGCTGAAGATGGTGCCGGTGGACGTCAGCGGCCGGGTCGCTCAACTCCTCGTCGACCGGGTGGCCATGAAATGAAGCAGCATCCAGCCCTCCCCATCATCGAGAACGTGCTGGCCGAGTCGCTGGCGTTGAAGGCCCGCGTCGAGAGGCGCAAGCTCCGGTTGGACATCAGCCGCAAGGTATTCGACCGGCAGGAGAAGCTGCTGCACGAACGGATCGTTTCGGCACTGGCCCCGTTGTTCGAGGAGCAGATCAGGGAGACGGCGGAGCGGCTGCTGGAGCTGGCACCCGGCGAGAAACATCTTCAGGGCCGGCACAACCAGCTGACGCACGGTAGGGGCAGCGGGGGCAGCGGGGAGGGAAGAAAATCTCCGATCAATGAATCGAAACAAAAGGTCGTTCAAGATGCTTTGGGCATGGTCAATGACAGGACCATTTCCTTGATGGAAGAGAATGGCATTCGCATTGTAGACAGCGACCGGGCAGACGTTGGACGAGCGTCCTATCTGAAGTACCAGGGCGTCATAGCAGTCCGCAAGGGAGGCATAAGACACAGCATCTACAGCGAAGATCGAGCAGCAGAACCGATCGACGTCGTGCATGAAATGGGGCATGCCGTGGATGCTGCATTGTCGTCGAAGATACCTGTTTCCGAAAGAACTTTTGATCAACATGCTTACTGGTCTGAAAAGGGATTGTCTTCCACATTGAGGGCCGACGAAAAGGCCATGAAGCCGAAGAAGCCCGGCCCGTCGTGGGAAGATCCAGTTGGATCTTGGAGCTATGCTTATGGTTCTCCTGAAGAGGCATTTTCAGCATGTTTTGCTGCTGTTCATGGCAATGATGAAAGACACAATGGGTTCAGCATTCAGGATGCAATGCCGAAAACCTACGCCGCAGTAGCCAAGAAACTCAAGTCCAATGGAATCAGTCCACGCAAGCATGTATCTGGGGACAACAAGAAGCATCTATCAAGTGATCTGCTAATCGACACCGGCTTCGATCCCACCAAGACCAAGCACCTGCAGGGACGACACAACCAGTTGACGCATGGTCGTGGCGGTGGGGGATCACAACAGGAGTGGAAGGAATCATTGTCTAGTGAGGAGATGAAGGCTGTCGAAAAGTGGGGAGGTTGGGGAGTGTCCGGTGACATTCGCAGAATGGAAGTTGGGATGCTTCCCAAGGAGGGAACATCTGAAGAGATGTTAGATGCATTTCATTCTGCGATAGATCGAGCACCTGACTGGAATGGTGTGATGTACCGTGGACTGGCTAATCTGTCCCCTCCAGTAGCTGAACAATTCAAAACCGTGGGCAACGAGATTACCTTTGAAGCTTCGGCATCATGCTCGAAGAGGCAGGGGTTGGCATACAGGTTCATCGGGGATGCATTGTCACCCACTAAGCCAGGCAATGAAGATATCGTGCTTGCTATAAAGGCCAAAACGGGAGCTGACTTTTCGGATATCGGGGACAAGATGGGGCCATCTCGTGTATTGAAAGAAGTGGTCGCCCGGCGGGGTTCTCGTTACAGAGTGATTTCGGCGGAGCTGGAAAAGACGGAAAGCGAGCTTAGAGGATGGCCGGTGTGGGAAGTTGAATTGGAGGAGATATGAGCAAGTCTGATGTCACACCAGAATTGGTGAGGCGGTTGGGTGATAGGGAACATCATTCTCTATTCTACAGTTTCTTCCAGTCTAAGTTGACCAAGCACCTCCAGGGCCGGCACAACCAGTTGACGCATGGTCGTGGCGGTGGGGGTGGAGGTGCCAAGAGGCAGCCTGGCAAGATTTTGGCAACGAATCCGAACCACGATGGAGAGCCGGGCAATTCGTATGCAAAGGAATGGGCTGATCAAGCGAAAGGGGGAACAGATGAGCAGAAGCTGGCAGCCAAGCTGCTGACGAAGACAAAATATCTTGAAGGAACCCGCGTGCTTGTTGATGAGAACGGTCATCCTCAAGCAATGTACAATGTTCAGACAGCGGGCAAGGGAAAGCCCTTCGGTGGCAAGCATCGAGCAATCAAAGACGTCGATGGTGACTATGTAGAGATACAAGCAGTTGCGACGGCTCCCGACAATCTCAAGTCGGGAGGCCAAAAGGGGTGGGGCACTGCGGCGATGGAATCTGCTTTGAAAGATGCCAAGTCTGCCGGAGCTCGTTATGTCACGTCCTATGCTCAATCTCCCGGCGGCGAACATCTGTTGAAGAAACACGGATTTCAACGTGGGCACAAGAAGAAGCCATACTACTACTTGGAACTGAAGAAGCAGAAACAGTTTCTTCTGCCGCAAGACCTCCGCAAAGCCCCCACCACATCCATATCTCTTCTTCCCCTTGCCTTCGATGCCAACGACCCCCGCTGGAAGAACGAGATGGTCGACCGGTTGCTGCCCGAGATGGCACGGTCGATGCTCGAAGCGATGCATGCCCAGATGATCGAAGCCGGAGTCGATCCCACCAAGACCAAGCACCTGCAGGGCTGGCACAACCAGTTGACTCATGGACGAGGCGTCGGCAGAAGAAGAATCAGCGATCATCCGGGCATGGTGCCGGCGAAACGGGCCGGAAAGAAATGGGTGTTGGAGAACGGAAAGCCTCTTCCCAAGCATGTGGGATATGTGCCGCCCAAGTGGAAGAATGTCAAGGTCAGCACCGATCCAAAGGATGATGTACTTGTTACCGGATTTGACGAGAAGGGCAGAAGTCAAGCAAAGTATTCTGCATCCCACAACATGAAGGCTGCAGCAGCAAAGTTTGCCAAGACCGCGGAATTGAGAAAGAAGCAAGACGCGTTGAGAAAAGAAATCAACAAGGACATCAAGAACCCGAAGCTCAAGGAACGAGCTGCCTGCATGAGATTGATACAAGCGACGGGCTTGCGCCCCGGCAGCACGCGCGATACTCTTGCTGACAAGAAGGCTTATGGGGCGACTACTCTCGAAGGAAGGCATGTTCGAACGGTTCGGGGAAAAGTACATCTCAAGTTCACGGGCAAGAAGGGAGTGAACATCGACATATTGGTCGATGACCCGGTTGTCGCCCGTGACTTGCTCCGCAGAAAGCAAGCAGCTGGGAGCAAGGGACAGCTGTTCGATGCTTCTGCGGGGCAGGTTTTGAGTTATGCCAAGACCAAGGACGGCGGGGATTTCAAGACCAAGGATTTCAGGACGGCGAAGGGCACGACCACAGCCATCAAGAAAATAAAGTCGATGCCCAAGCCGGCCAACGAGAAGGAATACAAGAAGGCGGTCAACGATGTCGCCAAGCAGGTTTCGAAGGTACTTGGAAACACGCCAAAGGTCGCACTGCAGGCGTACATCGATCCGACCGTGTTCTCTGGTTGGCGGAACTCTGCAGGGATATAATAAACAGGAGGAATGGGCCATGGCAGAAATCGAAGGCTTGGAATCTGATGTTCATTTCGGCGAGATCGGGCAGCCCTTGCCCGATTGGCGCGAATTTGATTTTGTGGACATCGATCCCGATGATGAAGAGCTGGAAGAAACTCCTGCAGATGTGGTTGCCGTGCTCGGCTTCGACCCGCTGGAGTTGGAAGACGAAGAGGTCGAAGGAGAAAAACACCTCCAAGGACGGCACAACCAGTTGACTCATGGTCGAGGAGGTGGTGGAGGCAGTTCTTTCGGTGCTTTCAACACGGTGCGTTCCAAGAAGGAACGATTCCCGCCCGTGTCAAACGACCCGGCTCCTGGGAAAGATTACGAGTATCATGCTACGACGGCCAAGAACTTGCCGGCCATAGCTGAAAACGGTCTGGAAGCATCGAGAAACTCGTGGATCTCAGTGGCACCCCACCTCGAGGCTGCTCATTTCTGGGGATCCATGGTGGGCAACGAAAGGTCGGCCCCGGATCAACCCGTGATGCTCCGAATGAAGCGAAGCAACGTCAAGCACGGAAGCGTGGACGACGACGGCATGCTGAGTTACGACAAGACTCCGGAACTTGACAAGGATTCGACGAGGGAGCATGTGATAACGAGAAGCGTGCCCTCGACGAACATCGAGATGTATTTGGACGGCACGTGGATCAACTTGGGTCGATTGTCAAAATGAGAGTCACAGGAGTAGCACATGCCCAGCACAGCATCAGAATGGTTGGCCGAGAGGCCGGGAGCCCTGGCTGAATTCGAGGAAATGCTCGCCGATTCCGGACTGCCCCTGGATGTGCTGACTGAGTACCCGGATTGGATGAAGCAGTCGGTGGCCGACCGCCTCGTCGAAACATTCGAGCAGCCCTACTGGGACGACATCGCCGAGACGTTTTCCGGGGATGCCGAGCGGTGGCTGCAAGCTGGACTGAGAGACGGCTTGTCGATCAGGCAGATGGCCCAGCGGATGTCCCAGGACTTCTCCGGCGGCAGTTACAAGTACGCCGTCAACCGGGCCACGAACATCGCGAGAACGGAGGCCGGCCACGCGTTGAACGCTGCCAGAAAGGACGGAATGAACCGGTTGATGGCTGATGTTCAATCGCAACTTGATCCGCGCATGGGCGGCGTGATGCGGCCGGTGTGGCTGTCGGTACTCGGCACGACTACCCGAGACAGCCATGCCGATTTGGACGGGGTGCCGGCGGACAAGGACGGCATGTGGGAGCTGGCGGGATACCGGATTCCGTGGCCCGGTCACATCAGCCTTCCGCCGTCGGAGCGGTGCAACTGCCAGTGCACGATCGGGATGGATTACGGGCTGCGGGATGAACATGCTCAAGAATTGATCGAGGGATATCATCGGCGAGAAGAGCAGAGATTGCAATCGGAAGAGGAACAAGAGTCGAGGCGCCGTGAACGAGAGGAAGCTCAAGAACAAGATGAATACGACTCTGCTTGGGCAGAAGATCTGGTCATTGAAACTACAGAGCAGTTGGACGAGGTGCAGCGAATCCTGTCCGATGTTGAAGAGAACATGGGCGAACGAACTGCCGGTGAAAGCAGAAGCATCTTGATGCGCCTGCAAGAAAGACTGGCAGCCATCAATGAAGCACTGTACCAGCTTGGCAACTACATCGAAGAAGGATTCGATCCCGAACAGGTGTTGAGTCCAAAGATCGGGGCGAATGCGGAAAAGTTCAGTGTCTTGTCGGAAAGAGTCGAAGAGTTGCTCGTCGAATTGCAAGGAAAGAAGCACCTCCAGGGCCGGCACAACCAGTTGAGCCACGGCCGGGGCGGCGGTGCTCAGATGTCGCCAGATGCGGGCAGTAGTTTTGGTGGTGGGGGAGAAGAACAAAAGCTGCTTTTGGGTCCTGATGGGAACCCCCTATTGCTCTATCGGGGCGGGGAGCCGTCGGAGGATGGTCCGGTCTTCTTGACGACGAGCCAGTCTGGAGCAACTGAATATACTTCAGAAGGGGAAGCAGTAGGAGAGTTCTATATTTCAATGGAGAATCCTCTGGAGCTCGTTGATACTGGGACGAGTCCGGAACTGGTCGAAATTGCGGAGAAGGTCGGGATCAATGATTTTGTCAAGTATCCAGCAGGAGACGTCTACAGCGAAACATTGGAAGGTCTCGGCCCGAGCGAACAAGGAAATCACTTGCCAGATTTGCTCTATTCCAAAGCAGTAAGGGAAGAACTGGCCAAGAGAGGTTACGACGGTTTGCATTTTCAGGACGTGCTTTACGGGGGATACATTGATACTTATGCAGTCTTGTCGAAGAAACAACTAGTTCGACCAGAAAAGGGGGAAAAGCACCTGCAGGGCCGGCACAACCAGTTGAGCCACGGCCGGGGAGGCTCATCGTCTTTGCATGCGATGCATGAATACGAGATAGAAGGAATCGAAGACATCTCGCTGAATTCCGGAGCTTCGAAGTCCCCTGCTGGCAAGAAGATTCTGGCGATGGCCGAGAAGGGATTGGATGCCAGAGACCGTTCGGCCAGGATAAAGAAGAAACGAGAATTGCTGAAGAAGAAGATAGAGGAGATTGCACTCGAAGATCCCGGCAGGGCGAAACGGCTGCAGAGCAAGATCGACACCGACATGGAGATCGAGCTGCAGCAGCAACGAAAGCTGTCTCCCGGGAAAAGGAAGTTGTACATGGAGGCGATGGAGGAGGCCTTGGACAGGATGCCTGAAGAGGCTGTAGAATTGATGCTGCACGGCGTCGACCACATCGAGTTCAGAAATTCGACGAGAATGATCACGGAGGAAGCGAAGCTGGAAGCGAGAATGATGAAAAGCAGAGGGTGGGATGATGCCGGCGACGACGGGGTCGGTGGATTCTACGACGGCGTCACGAGAACGCTCGTTCTCGATTCGGTTCCCCGTGGAATTGGCTTGAACAAGGAGCACATGAAGCAGTTGTATCTGCACGAGATGGTTCACGCGATCGACTATGGGTACATGAGAAAACACGGAAACTACGAAGAACCTTACAGCAGCACCGAGGACTGGTACCAAAGAAGCATGACGGAAGTAGTAGTGCCGACCCTGCGCCAGCAGCGAGCGGTTTTGACGCACTATGCGATGGCAAGCCCGCAGGAAGCATTTGCTGAATTTGGAAGGGTTTTGTACATGAATCCAGATGAAGCGACGGCGGAGTTTCCCATGATGTCGGAAGCTTTTGATGCGATGGACATATCACCCTTGATATAGAAAATCCCATGGCAAAGAAACTGATGGTGCCAGAATTGTTCGTCGACAAAGGACAGCCGGTCGAAGGGTTGTTGGTCGATGTGCTGCAGCCGCCGAGTTACGACCCTGGTCTTGATGTCGATGTTTCCGAAGTTGCAGATGCTTGGAACTTGCCTGCTGGATACACCAAGCACCTCCAGGGCCGGCACAACCAGTTGAGCCACGGCCGGGGCGGCGGTGCTCAGATGTCGCCAGATGCGGGCGGTTCGTCCGGCGGGAGAGAAAAGAGAACAACGCCGGCGACTGAACAAGAGAAGGAATTGGAAAACTATGTGGAAATGATCTCAAGAATGCAGAAAGACAACACCGAAGGGCGGGATATGAAATACGGGGGAACAGAGCACATCGTTCAAGAACTGGGACAGTTCGACGAGGCCCAGCCGAGGCCGGCAGGAATCAAGCAGGGCAGGATGAAAGAGTGCTTCAAGAATGCATTCGATCTCATGCAAGACGAACCCGATGAATACACGTACGTTGAAGGCGTGGCGTTTCCAAAGGGTCTCATTCCGGTGAATCATGCGTGGTGCGTTGACAGGAGCGGAAAAGTAGTCGATCCGACTTGGAAGGATTCGGAAACAACTGCATACAAGGGTGTTCACTTGTCGAGCGAGTTCGTGACGCAAACCGTGCTGTCGAAGGGCTCGTACGAGGTGTTCGATTACATGTCCAAAGAAGGACGAAACATGATCATGAACGGGTTGCCGAAAGGTGCCGTGGCTGATTGAAGAGAGGCATTGACATGAAAAGCCGAAAACAGCTTCTTCAAGAGTTGAAACAAGTGAAGGATGAACTGGAGCACTTGAAGCATCTCCAGGGCCGGCACAACCAGTTGAGCCACGGACGAGGCGGCGGCAGAACTGCTGGCGGAGGCGGGGGAAACGGCGCCAGCGGCGGCTACAAGCCCAAGTTCAACAAAGATGAATGGGCAAAGAAAGACGACCCGAGAGGTGAGTGGGGGGAAATGCCCGTTGCTGAACGGGATGCCATTGCCGACGCGACTCGTTCGGTGAAAGCGAGGCAGAATCAATTGTTGGAAGGCATGCCCCCGCGACCGAACACGGGTGACTTGAAGGCAGACATCGCTGCACGGACCGATCACTTGAAAGACAGGGTCGGCACGGAAGAACGCCAGATCTTGAAGAAGACGATGGACAACTACGCGGATACTCTGGAGAAGGCCGGCATCAAACCGGAGCATGCCAGGGAATTGGTGATGGAAGGAATGGACTGTTTGGCTGCCCAAGACATCGAATCGTTGGGCAGAACTCTTGGCGACCACGGAGTTCGGCACATCTCGGGCAACATCGAGATGGCGGAATCGATCTTGAACAGCCGGCCAGATGCTGTTTCCGCGAAAGAGAATGCGATTGCCCAGACAGCCATGCTGTTCCACGACTCCGGTTACATGACTCCCCCAAGCCAGAACTTCCTGGATGAAGGGCACCCGAGATGGTCGGCACAGCACTTCGACGCGAACGTTCGGCCGCTGGTCGAGAAGGCCATGGGCACGAAGGCTGTCGGTGAAGTTCAACACATCATCCGCACGCATGATTCGACCGACATGGACTGGGGAAACGACCCGGTGGCATCGGCGTGCCGGGTTGCGGACAACATGGCTTTGTTCCGCAGGGAAAAGCTGCCCGGGGTGTTCAAGCAGGTGGACGGCAATCTTCAGGTGCTGAAGGACGTCGGTTCGAAGAGAATATCGGTCGAAGAGGGCCAGAAACGGATGCGGAAGAACATTCAGGATTCCGGGCTTCCGCCGCGGATGAAAGAGCAGATGATGCGGGCGGCCAACGAGACGAACAAATACACGGCCAAGTTCACCCTGGGGATGTTGGGCGGGGAAGTCGCTGGAGTCAGTTGGACGAGGGGCCATGTGAAGGTCAAGATCAAGGAAAGCCCAGAAGTAACCGAGTTGAACAAGCTGGGAGAGTTCGACCAGAGACAGTTTGCCAAGTTGGCCGAAACTTATGGGTATCCGAAAGATTACTTCAAGAAGTCGCTCTCGTTCGAATTCAAGAATCCCAAGACGGGACAGGTCGTGCTCGAATCGGAAGTGGAACGGTTCCGAAAGGCGTTGATTTCCGCGATGCGGAAGATGCAAGCAGCCCAGAGGAAGATGAAACGAAACTTGTACGGGGAATACAATGAGCAAGCCGATACACCGAAACCCGATGAAGCGAAGCAGCCCTGACACGGTTGCCCTGGGCGATGCTGTCGAGCACCGGTTCCTCAATCTCTGCCAGTCGTGGCTCCGGATACGCGGCGAATGCTTGCCGATTCCCAATGACATCGATTCAGCCATGCTGTTGTGGCGGAGGATGATGGTTCGCCACAAGCAAGGAGTGTTGTTGAACACCGACGATGAAGAACGGGCTTTGAAATTGCTTGCCCAGTGGACGGTTGACATGAACTGCGACCTGCGGGGACAGGACCGCAAGAAACTGGAGTGGAGGGAATGAACCATGCCGAAAATGCCGAGAATCGCAGATGTCAGTTGTTCACGCCTCCGGTTCGAGCCGGGCGACCGCATCCTGGTGAGAACTACCCACCGGTTGAACAGCGACGAGCAGAAGAAGCTCTGCAAGACCATTCGGAAGTGGGCTGGGTGCGAGGTTGAGGTGCTGATCTACTGCTTGCTCGACATGGACATCGAGCCCACGACTTGTGCAGGGAGGCCGATGTGAGCAAGCCAAACGGCTACCGGGATGTGCTGAAGAGCGACGAGGACTTGGCCATCTTTCTGCGGGGGATGGCCAAGTTCGACCGCGAGTTCACCGAAGCAATGGCCGAGAACAAGGACTTCACTCTCAGAATCGAAGTTCATGGTTGCCGGGGCAAGCTGAACCACTGCCGGGTCTACTCGGATTCTTTTGAGCGGCCGAACGGGGTTTCCAGGAGTACAGGCCGCGTGGTCAGCTGAAATTGCTGTTTCATTGTGTTTGCACCGTTTGTATACTGAAGACGTTCAGAACGTCTAGGTGCTCAAAAGAGACTGCGGCGTTTTCGATTCAACCGCAATCTCTTTTTTGGGATGAACACAATGGGCAAGAATGTCACGTTCTACTTGGGTCCTGCAAACGGACTGGCTTCCCGCCAACTCACGATCACCCGCCACATGGTAGCCGGAGATGATTCGGCTCCTGCGGCCCAGCACGATGCCGACGCCGGGGCTGCTGCCACCGAAGTCAGCGTGTCCCTGCCGGGTTCCCGCATCTGGCAGGCGAAGCTGGTTGACACGAAGACGACCGGGGAAGAGTCCGATCCGGACATCCTCAACTTCCACACGGGCGACACCCAGTTCCCGGGTCCCCGTTCTGGCGACCGCTTGAGCATTCTCTCGATGGAAGACCTGAGCTCGAGCAGCTCCAGCACATCGAGCAGCCAGAGCAGCTCCAGCCAGTCGAGCGTGTCGAGCCAGTCGTCCGGCTCGAGTTCCAGCAGCTCGTCCAGTTCCAGCCAGTCGTCCAGCTCCAGCAGCTCGGCCAGTTCCAGCAGCCCGTCGAGCTTCTCCAGCTCCAGCCAGTCGAGCTTGTCCAGCTTGTCGAGCCAGTCGACCAGTTCGAGCAGCGAGTCGAGCCAGTCGAGCATCTCGACCTCGAGCAGCAGCCAGTCGACCAGCTCCAGCGTTTCGAGCTCGTCCTGGTCGAGTGAATCGAGCAGCGCCAGCAGCACGAGCGAGTCGAGCCAGTCGAGCATCTCGACCTCGAGCAGCAGCCAGTCGACCAGTTCCTCGAGCTGGTCCAGCCAGTCCTAGAATCGGAGGACAGATGAATGCCTGTTGAAAAACACCTGCCCGCAGGGCAGTTCAACAACGTGATCCGGCTGATCAAGCTCGGATCGATCGACCAAGTCAAGTCCCTGAAGACCGCCACCTGGAACGCCATGAAGCGGCTGGACGTCAGCCGCAACAAGGCCGTTGCCAGGGTTAAGGTGCCGAAGGGGTCCGATCAAGTCGACATCGGCTCGCTGATTGCCTGGATGGGCAAGATCGAGCCGGGCGACAAGAAGGCCGTCGAGCAGGTAGTGGTCATCGATGCCACTGCCTGCCGCAGGGTCGATGGATGATGCCGATCCCGAAGCCGAAAACGAACGAGTCGAAAGACGCTTTCATCGCCCGCTGCATGGCTGATCCGGTCATGGCGAGTGAGTACAAGGATGGCAAGCAGCGGGCAGCTATCTGCTATTCTCAATGGAGAGGAAAGAGCATGACACCCAACGAACAACTGTTGGCAGCCATCCGCCAACGCAGCAAGAAACAGACCCCGTTCGGCCGCGGCATCCTCACGGCCGACCGGTACGTCAAGGGCCTGGCCGACGCCATCGGGTTGGATGCTTGTTACAAGCACATGTCCAGCCGCCAGCAGTCGTTCGACGACCTGGTGCAGAAGGCATCTGAAACGCTGGTCTACTCCAACGACGACATGGTGCTGGAGGAAGCCACGGCGACGGCTTCGCGGTTCAAGGCCATGATGGAAGGGGCTCCAGACGGGACCGAGTTGCCGAAGAACACGCTGATGGTCTTCCGGCACAAGTTGACTACCACGACGGAGGACCGGGACCGGGACATCCTCCACGCGATGGGCATGGAACTGGACCCGAAGATGCTGCTGCTCTGGCAGCACGTCCACACGATGCCCATCGGCAAGTACATTTACACCTACGACCAGAACGAGAAGTCGATCTCGGTGGTCTCGACGATCATCGACATGAACGAGACGACCCACGACGCGGCCGTGATGGTCGACAACGGCATGGGCCGGTTCAGCCACGGGTTCCGGGCACTCGACTTCGAGAAGCGGAAGTCGAAGAGCGGCAAGGAGTCGGGCGGATTCGAGATCCACCGGGCCGAGATCATGGAGGAGTCGCTGGTCAGCGTGCCGGCGAACCCGGATGCCCAGACTGAAGAGGTTCTGCTCTCGTTGGTCGAAGGTGGCAAGCTCACGTCGCCCGTGATGAAGGAGTTTGGCCGCCAAGTCCGGACGAAGCAGAAGACGCAGGTCGCCGTGCCGGGAATCAAGTTCCGCGAGCGGCTGGGCGACTACCAGCGGGAGTTGCAATGCACGAGCCTGTCCGATCTGAAGTCGGCGGTCGACGCCGGCTTGATCGGCGTAACCGAAGAGGAGGGGAATCATGAGGACGAGCCAAGAACTGAGGCGGGCGGAAGCGGAGGAGAAAAGGGAGCAGCCGACGCATCAAAAGAAGCCGATGGCGGTGGACGAAAAGCAGAAGACGGAGGAGAGGGATCGTCCGGTGACGAGAAAGTGAAGTGCCCGAAGTGCGGCAGCACGAACATCAAGGACGGCAAGTGCCAGGACTGCGGAGCCGAGTTGCCGGCTGCCAAGGAGCCGATGAAAGATGCCGAGCCGAACGGCGAGAAGGCCACCGAGGCGGAACAGGAACAGCAGCAGAGGGCCAAGGGCAAGAACGTCAAGTGCCCGAAGTGCGGCTACACTGCACCGATGAACTACTGGTCGCCGGGTCGGGGCGACGGCGGGTACAAGTGCCCGGAATGCAAGGCCGACATGTCGTCCGTGTTCCCCGAGTCGTTCCGAAGCCCTCCTGACGACGAAAAGAAACCCAAGAAGGATGCCGAGCCGAACGGCGAGAAGGCCGGCCGGGTGCTGTCCCGAGCCAACGAGTCGAAGATCCGCGAGGCCCTGGCCGATCTTCGGGAAGCTCACAACACCCCTGAGTTGGCCCGTCCACTGAGAGTGCTGATTCATTCGGCTTACTCCAGCCTCGACGCGGTAGTCGGAACGCTGGGCGGCGAAGGAAAAGCGGGTGAACAGGAGTTGGACGTGAAGGCTGCGGCTGCCCTGTTCATCTCCGAAGCGGGACCGGAAGAGAGAAAGCGGATGTCGGAAGTGCTCCAAACGCTGGAGGACATCGACAGGCGAAACAAGCGCACCAAGCGCTTCAAGGAGTTGACACGCTGCGAAGGTCGTGGCGGTCTGAGTGAATGAGCACCCCGTGACCGAAAGGACAGACCATGAAAGTCACCCAGATGCTCAAGACGTGGCTCGTCAAGAACTGCGACATCGAAATCGATGCCGAGGACGACGAGTTCACGAAGGCCGCTGCTGACGCACTTGTGAGCGGCGAGCTGACGGCGGCGAAGTACGCCGAGTTGATCAAGGACGAGGACGACGACGAGGCCGACGAGTTCACCAAGCGGTTCGACCGCTTGGCCGACTCGATCGAAACCCTCACCAAGTCGATCATCAAGTCCGAAACCGAGGAAGAGGAGGAAGAGGAGGATGAGCCGGAAACTCCTCCGAAGTCCACCAAGCCCAAGACGAAGGGATCGTCTGAGATGGGCAGGAAGATCGCCGGCATGAGCGGCGGGACCGAGAATGCCCCCCGCGTCAAGGCGGCGGTCGAGAACTACGACCGTTCCCGCAAGGGAATGGTGTATCCGGAGACGACCAAGGCCGGGCGTCCCCACCCGTTGGCCGGCAAGCTCGTTTCGGATTGCGACCGGAACATCGACGAGCCGAGCGAGGCCGACAAGGCGTTGGCAGGAGTTTGGGCCAAGTACCAGATCTTGTGCGCCACGCCGAAGCTGGCCGGTTCGCCCGACCGGGCCTTCGAGAAGCTGTCCGAGCACGAGAAGTCGTTGCTCCAGACGCTGGCCGAGGACGAGATGTGGGACGCGTCGGCAAACGAGCGGACGCGGTCGCAGAAGGGCTACACCGGTGGCCTGAAAGCCCTGATCGACGACTCGACCAGCGGCGGCCTGGAAGCCGCCCCGATCGTGTTCGACGACCAGGTCATCACCACGCCGTTGCTCTATGGCGAGCTGTACCCGCTGGTCACGACCAAGACGATCGATCGGGGCCGCCGGATCGAGGGTGTGGCAACCGGCACGGTCACGGCCTCCTGGGGTGGCGTGGATGACACGGCTGTCTCGCTGTTCAACACGGCGAGTTACGTGTCCGCTTTCGACACCACCATCTACCGGTGGGAAGGCGCGGTGCGGATCGGCTTGGACTTCCTGTCCGACACGCCGATCGACTTCGGTGCCCACATCACTGCCCAGTACGGTGAACGGTTGCTGGAGGACTTGGACGACGTGATCGCCGTCGGAAACGGGACGACCCAGCCCGAGGGCATCATCAACAAGTCCGGCACCACGTCGGTCAACTTCGGCGGTGCGACCAGCATCGGCAACTACGAGTCCCTTCGGTTCGGTGTTGCCAAGTCGGAACACCGGCCGAACGTCAGGGCGTCCGCAGTCTTCTGCGGCACCGAGACGAGCTACCAGAGGGTCAAGTCCCTCAACGTCGGCACCGCCGATGCTCGCCGGCTGTTCGCCGGAGGGTCGACCAACGTCGGCACCTACGACGATTACAGCATCATGCAGCGGCCGTACAAGATCAATGGAAGTCTGTCCAACCAGCAGATTTTCTATTGCATCTTGGCCCGCTACCGGATGTACCGCCGGAAGGGTTTGGCCATCCGGACCAGCACGGAGGGCGACACGCTCATCCGGCGAAACGAGATGCTCATCGTGGCGATGGCCCGCTACGGTGGACAGCTCGAGAGAGGGGCATGCGCCGCCGTCACCACAACGGCTCCTGCGTAAGCCCGAGCCCCGGTGGGGAAGGGGCCAACATCGTATTCCCCGCAGCGCCGCCTCGGCAGGTTCGGTTCTTCACTGCCGGGGCGGCTATTTTCCCTTGAAGAACCGCTGCGAGGAATGAACCAATGCCAACGACGAAAGAAACTGCTGCCAGCTTGCCACCGTTCGGGATCGAAGCCGATCACCCGAGAAACAGCGACTTGCTCATCCAGTCGATCCCTGGTTGCAAGCTGCGGTCGGCCATCGGTGCCAACAAGCCGGTGCACCCGAGTGCCAAGGACAACGAGGAGCGCCGGCGGTTTCCGATGGTACCCCGCGATCAAGCGACTGCCCTCGGACAACTGCCACCGCTGCCCGGGATGAAGCTGCATGTCAATCCCGAGAAGCTCACGTACGTGATCGAGGACCCGCTGTACGAGGACGAAGAATTGATGGAAATTCTTCAGCAACGGATGGAAGCCTCCGGGATGCCGGTGTCGGGCGAGCTTCGCGGGGTTGCTCCGCAGAAGGGCACGCTCGACGTTCACCGGATGAAGACGCTTTGCCGGGAACTGCTCAACATCATCGAAGCCGGCGAGGCCAGGATGGTCAAGGGAATCAAGCCCGATCTCGAAGACATCAACGAGATGCCCGGAAACTACCTGCTCAACCCCGGTGCGCGCATCCCAAACAGCCAGCCGCAGTTCGAGAAGGACATGCCCGAGTACGTCGAAAACCTCCGCAAGGTTGGTGGATGAAATGCCCGCTACCAAGGGAATGCCGTCTGCAGCGGTCCTGGCTACCCGGGAAAGAAGGGCAGCCAGGAATGCGGAGAGAAACGTTGAGATCAAGTGGTTCATCGACGAAGTGAGCCAGAAGATCCAGTTGAGCGTGTTCCAGCGGGTGAGGATGGCTACCTCGTTCGTCAAGGACCAAGTGGTGAGGAACATCAGCCGGCCGGTAACAAAGATGACCAGTCCCAGAACCGGACGGATCGTGGTCACGAACAGGTCCAAGAAGGGCGAGTACCCGAAGGCTGACACAACCCTGCTGCGGAAAACGATCTTCGAGGAAGTGAGGAAAGTCAGCGAGAGCATTTCCGACGGTTACATCGGAACGCCGCTCAAGTACGGGTTGATCTTGGAGACGAGCAAGAGGCTCGACAGGTCGTTCCTGGCCAGGACGGTGAAAGAAAACATGGCAAACATCCGCAGGATCATCGACGGGCCGATCAAGTGAGCATCGCATCAGCCGACATCCAGAAAGCAATCGTTGCCCGGTGGAACGCTTCCGGGTTGAACGACGAGTTCACCGGCTTGGGAGGATCGCTGCCGGTGCTGCTCGAACAAGAACAGGAACCCGGAACTACCTATCCGTATTGCGTGATGGAGTTGCCGACCACCAGCGTGGCCACCAGGATGTCCGCCTCGACCGGCAAGAGGCAGATCAGGGACGTCGGACAGACGCTGCACGTGTTCGCGGGAGTGGTTGACGGGGACAGCCGGTCGGCCAAGCAGATCGCAGCGTACTTGGCCGAAGAGTTGATGAAGGTTTACGGAGGACACCCGACCGATGCTCCGGACGGCCTGTCCTTGGACAACGGCAACGTGCTGATCGTCCAGTACGTGACCGACTACGGTACCAGGATCGGGGACGACGAGTACCAGTGGACGGTCGAATACAACATCCGAATCGATGTACCAGTCATGGTGTAGGAGAAAATCATGGGACGAAGCATCAGCGGTTCAAAACTCACGCTGAAGATGGTCGGAACCCTCCGGAACACGCTCACCGACGCATCCATGCCGAGCGTGGCATCGCCTGATTTGAGCTATGCCAAGACACTCGCGTCCGGGATCGGGGTCGATCAAGCAAACCGTTCATGGATGAGCGAAAACAGGACCTTGGAGAATACCCACCAGGACACGTTCGATCTTTACGACATGTCCGGCGTGGACATCGGAGCAGGGGCCGGCTTGGATGCCCTCGGACAGGACATCGTGTTCCAGGAAATCGTGGCCATCGCCATCGTCAACGAGAACGCTGTCACGGCGGCAGGGCAGTTGGAAGTGTTCCCGTCGTCGTCCGAGGGCTGGGACCCGATCGGAAGCCACACGGTGGCAAACGGGGGAGCATTGCGGGGTGGGGGCGTGCTGTTCATGGCACAGCCGGCGACCGATGGTTTCGACGTCGATCCCGACAGCAGCCACCGAATCACCTGCCGGGCATCGGGCGGATCGGTCACTTATTCGATCTACATCTTCGCCCGCGACGACGACGCAGAATCCACCTCGAGCAGTTCGAGCAGCGTGTCTTCGAGCAGCGTGTCTTCGAGCAGCACGAGCAGCAGTTCGAGCAGCCAGTCGACGTCCAGCATTTCGACCAGTTCGAGCAGCGTCTCGACCAGCAGCCAGTCGAGCTTCTCGTCGAGCAGTCAATCGAGTTCAAGCCAGTCGACCAGTTCCAGCAGCCAGTCGACCAGCTCGAGTGAATCTTCCAGCAGTCTGTCAAGCCAGTCCTAACTGACAAGGAGTTGATACCATGACAAGTGAAAACAGCCTTACCGGCCGCAACGGCAAGTTCGTCGTTGACGACACGCTGGTAGCACGGGTCACCCAGTGGGCCGTCAACCCGACCCTGGCATCGTCCAGCGAGTGGGGCGACTCGGACTCCGCTGGCTACACGAACCGGGCCGCCGGCCGCCGGGATGCCACCTTCACGGCCGAAGGAAAATTCGATACCTCGGACGAGGTTTACGACTTGTTCCAGCCGGAAGACATCGCCGCCTGCGTGCTCTGGCTCGATGCGTCGTCTCTCTACTGGGACTTCCCAAGAGCCCTGTGCAACGACTTCAACCTGACGGTGAACATCGACACCGAGGACGTGATCGGGTGGACGAGCAACTGGGGTGCCGACGGCATCTTCTACCGTCCCGGCCAATCCGGTGCCACCAGCAGGTCGCTTCCCTCGTAGTTGATCGGTTGGGACTGGCATGACAGACGACGAGATCAACGTGGTTCACAGGATCGAGCATCACGTGCTCCGGTCCTGCCCGTGCGTTGCGTGTGTTGCAGAGCGGAAGCGGCGGGAGCCTTCCTCCCCCGATTCTCCTCGAGTGAAAACCCTTCCTGTGAGCATCGCTGCCCTCATGGGCTACATCAAACGCTCCCCCGAAGGCTCGGTCGCGTCCAATCTGCACGAGAAGAAGAACTGAGAAGCGTTTCAACAACTTACTCCAACTGCGAGGGAAGAGCGATGCCTGACGACATGGCCAGGGCACTCGGTGCCGGTTCATCCACGACCGTGAAGATCGGGGGAAAGGATTGCACCGTCCGCCCGCTGAACATCCGGGAACTGACTGAAGCCGAGCGGGACTGCTTGCAGCGGTACCGCAGGAGTTACCTGGAAACGTGGCAGCAAAACTTGGACTTGCTGCCCGAAGGCAGCGAGATGCTTCGCGAGAAGATCGAGGAAGCTGCCCGGTGGGACGTCGACGACCTGCCGCCGAAGTGGGCCTACGACCCGAGGCAGATCGAGTTGACGGCCGGGCTGAAGAACTGGATCAAGAACGAGATGAAGTTGGAAGGCAAGACCGACAACGAGCGGCTGCAGCGGCTGGTCACCACTGCCCTCGACCAGGGCGTGCTCTCCGAGAAAAAGTACAAGGAGTTGACGAGCAAGGAGCCGAAGAAGGCAAAGGTGCCCTACGTCAACTGGTGGATCACGGGCTCGTTCGACGGGATGATCACGTTCGTTTGGCTTTGCTTCCGGCCGAACGGTGTCACCCGCGAAGAAGTAATCGATGCCCTGGGAGACAACCCGAGCCTGCTGGCCGACACGAGCCGGCAGATCGAGGAGTTGAGTTCGCCGGCGTCGGGAAATGGTTAGGGCTCGCCTCCAAGAGCACAGAGGAGGAAGGGGGCGAGCCGGTTGATCCTCCAGCCGGGCTGGTGTTCGGCTTGCGGCCGTACGACCTGCGGGTGTTGACCGACGATCCCTGGATCGGAGGGTTGGGCCACCCGATCGAAGCGGTCGCGAACATGACGATCGACCAGGTGCTGTTCCTGCTGACCGACAAGAAGTTCTTGAAGGGGCAGGGCGGAAGAACGAGGACGGTGAAGACCGTGCCCGTGGACAAGGACGGGCTGGCATCGGGCAGGGCTGCCGACGGCACGCCGATTCGTGCGAGGATCGGCGGGAAGTCGAAGGTTCAGATGCTGTGGGAACAGAAGCAGCAGAGGGAAGTCGAGAAGAACCAGTCCAAGAAACGCCGGAGGCGGAGGAGAAGTTAGATGGGTCTGCTCATCGGTGAAGCACTGTTCCGGGTTCGCGGAGACGCCAGCGGCTTGCGTCAAGACTTCTCGCAAATGA